CGAGGTGAACGTAAGGTGCGAATGATGGGGTCTCCTTTCAAGTTTGTGCTGAACAAAGCACTTGCATCCGGTGATCCGTGGACGTTGATCATAAACAAAATCATGGCTTACAGCTCATTGATTAGCGTCGCTAAGTTGAAGGATGTGCGGGTGTGTCAAAGCGGAGATGACGTGACGATGGATCGCATGCCAGAGTGGCGTCATAAGGGTCTGCGGGATCAGCTCAAGGCAAATGTGGGTTTGACATGGAAGGTTGAAGAGAGGAACCAGCGCATCACGGGCGTCACATTCATCAGCCGTGCCGTGCTACCACATCGCACTGTAGTTTACAAAGCACTGCGCACAATTCTGAAGTACGCGCATCGCAAGCGCAACCAGATACAACATGCAGGTATTCAAGCTGATGCGCTTCGCATCCAGGCTTTGGCATCACGGCACGGACTTCAAGCATATTGTGAGGCAAGATGTCAAGTTTGGGGCGGTGATCCTGTAGTTGTTTTCGATTTGTGGACGCGCGCACTTGCTGTTGCACGCAGCAACTTCGAAAGCCTGCCCGAGTCCTTAAAGGCGAGCGAGCCAAGACAATACACCATACGGGAAAGAAATGGAGGTTGCTTCGGCTATGCTTTAGCTAATTGCGTGCGTAGCAATGTGGCAGCGATAAACGCGATTGCTAGCTATAAGGGCCCTGTGAGCAGGACTTTGGCTTTAAAGGTATTCCGGGAGAACAAAGTACCTCTGATCATTATGAATGAACGGTCTGCTCAACGATCGCGAAAACGCCTCATAGATCAGATGGATAGACGAAAGATTTCACGTTCATTTGTTGTGGTATATGAAGATCATGCAGTGGCAGTGGTACCAAACACTGTCACACTACATGGTGCATTTGGAAAACGCACAATAACTTGGAAAAATACTTTTTCTAAGGATGTTGAGATAACAGATTTTGAGTAGTAATCGACCTTTCAACTCTAGCTATCGAGTTAAAATTTAGCCGTCTTATTGTACGAGACCAAATACACAGCCTCTGAGTAGGAGTGCAGCGAAACCAGCGAAATATCGAAAGATAAGCTGCGTAGCCTGAGCAGCACTGCACTAGTCCAAAAACCAACCGATAAGGTCACTCAAGCTTTTCTATAGGTTAGTCGCATTGCGGCGAGACATGGTCGGCCAATCGGAAGTAATTCCCACTGGCATCGCGAAGTCGAAAAGTCGATGAGGCGAGGCGACAATCTTTCCAAACCTCATTTCTGGAAAGTTGTTCGGCCCGAGAGGACGGATGCGCATGTCGGTCTATTTTCGGCCTTCACTGGCGATAGGCTTAAGGAGCAAACACCCCACTTTAATGTTGATTTGGTACTCAACACGCGAACTCCATCGCGAGTGGACAGCTTAACTACAATTACAGTACAATTGAAATGTCGGATGAGAGCATTGCCCACACCATCAGAAATATCTTGACACAGTGCAATTCTACCGTTATTTCAATTGGCCATACTGAGGGTCATTTTCTTTCTTCCAAACAATTTGCAGTGTTAGAAGAGTGTGCGGACACCCTTGAGAGCCTTGAGTCAGTTGCTGGTGTGGACACACCAACATCTAGTGCAATCACCCAAGCTTCTTCGGAGGAAGACGGTTTTCGGGCACGCAGATTGGAACTCGCCCGCGAATTGAAGCAGAAACAAATTCGTTTAACAGCAGCTCCTCCAGGAGATCGATCCCAGATCAATTTGGAGATTGGGAAGTTGTTGTCGGAACGTGCAAGGCTTGACAAGTTGATAAAGCAATTTGACGTAACGACAATTGCCTGACCATGCCTTCAGTTACCGCAAGCCGTTTGATCGCAGAATATGGTTCAGATCAAGATTACAAGTTCGCTGGGGCAGTACAAGTGAAGACTGCTACAAC